TTATTAAATATTCAAGGGATAATAATGTCATACCAAACTATACAACTAGCGGTTTCGGTTTGAAAGATGAGCATATTGAAATATCAAAAATGTGTGGTGCAGTTGCTATAAGTGACTATAAAACGGAAGAAACCTACTCCGCTATAAAACGATTCATGGATGCTGGTATTAAGACAAACATTCATTTGATTTTTTCAAATGGAAATTTTAATGACTGTGTAAAGATTCTACATGGAAGCAACCCATGGATTCAAAAAACTCAGGGTCCAGTAATCTCTACTGTAGATGTAAATAGATTAAATCTAGTCGTTTTCTTATTATTTAAACCAGCTGGAGCAGGGGCAAACGTTCCTGGTATGAAACCAACCAGGTATCAATTTGATGTTTTTTCAGATCTAATCTTTAAAACAAAAGCAACATTCAAAGTTGGTATGGATTCATGCCTTGTAAATCATGTTCTTCAGAGAGTTCAACCGAATAAACTTCAAGCTCTTGCAATTGATACTTGTGAAGGTGCAAGAATGTCTGGTTATATAACTCCTGATATGAAGATGAAACCATGTAGTTTTGCAGATAAGTCTTGGGAAATTTCTATAACGAATAAACAAGACATAAAATATATCTGGAATCGTTCCAATAAATTCAAATCCTTTAGAACTCAATTACGAAAACACCGAACCAGTTGCCCGATAGGATTATAAATTATGGATATAATTTCTAACATTCTTGAAAAATTTTACAAAGGAGTCATTATGAGGAAAGCAATCAAAATTCTGTTGATCACGGCATATATTCTTATTCCCATGATTTCATTTGGGGCAACCAAAGCAGTTAAAATTGGTGACGTTGTAAACATTGATCGGATGGGGAACCGGGATGATAAAATTCTTGTTCTTAGAATTGATGATCCTGAAAACCCTTTCATCTCCATTTATATCACTCAGGTGAAAGCAGGGGAATGGACAGCAATATCAGACCCCAGCAATGCGTCAATTGCTTGTCGTTTAACTGGAGAAATTCCTGTTGATAAGGATGGAAAACAAATCATCAACAAAAAGCACAATAAAGACATTGGGCATTTTCGCAAGTCGATTGGAAGCAAAATCATGAAGATTGCTCGATGGTATGATAAAGGAAAGAATGTTTTGGTGTACGTAGTTTATACCACTAAGATATTGGATGGTTCAGCTAAACATTCTTTATCAGTTGTTCCGTTAGGAAAGCCGCTGACACCTCAGGCTCAATAACGGAACGAAGGTGCCCTGGCCGTTATTCCTTTCCTGCCAGGACACCTTCTTTTTTTGCTTACTTAATGAAGAAATTCAACTCAATTTGTTCAACAACTCTGGTTGGATCTAGTGTCACATTAACATGGAATCTCTTTGTTTTTCTTTCATACTCTGTAGCACCAACGTCTACTGAATATGCAGCTAATCCTCGTTTGTTTTTAATAACTTCAAGGAAATCAATTAAACTTGCTGAAACTTGTGACCATGTAATTTGATCGTTTTGTTCAAAGATAAAGAAACGACAGAACTCTTCAAATGCTCGCTTGATATATAGAACAAGTCTAACGATATTTAAATCTTGAAGAGCGCTTGCTTTAGCTTGAGTTGTTAACTGCCCCCAAACTGTATATCCCGGATTGAATTTAACAATTGGATTTAGTTGTTTGAGGTACATCTGATCTCTTTCTCCAAGTCTTGGATTATATCTTAGCTCTTTAATTGTATCAATTGAAGCTCTGTTAAACCCAGCAGCCGCAAACCAAAGTTCTGCAACATTATCATTTCTTGGTAAGATATAAGACATATGATAAACTGGTGAGAACCATACATCTTGACCAGTAAATAAATCAAAAACTTTATTATATGATTCATATAATGCTAAGAAGTAAGTATTAAATGTATGAGTATTATTTCTACTCGATAGAGCTGCTGTAACTGTTGCATTATCTCCATTATCTAGAATACCCACAGAATCACGTCTTGTCTGAACTAATGTACTAATTGCAGTTTTAACATCTGTTGGATAACCACAATCAAATACCATTGAGTAGTAAATATTTTCAGTGTCTAAAACATCATCATCAATGATTCCAGCATAACCCTGACCTAAGAGAGTTGTAGCTTCGGCTGTAACTAAGTTTCCAGCTGAATCAAGTAAGTCTCCGTCACTACCTTTTCTCATTGGTACTGGTTCAGATGTTACAAAAGGTTCTGCAAATGAATTGTAAGATTTTTTGATCCTGTATTCAATTTGAGAAGTAGGATCAAAGTCTGAAGTATTTCCATTCCAGCTTTGAGAAGCTGCAGTTAAAACTCTCTCATTAAACACATTAACTGTTTCACTATCAATACCGCTTGTTGCTCCCAACCAACCCCAAACTTCAACACCTTTGGCGTCTTTAGCAATAATTGCATAACTAGAACTTCCTGTTTCAGGATCTGTATCCCAATCAGTAAAATCTTGTTTAGTATCTGTAATTGTTGCAGCACCATCAGTTAAGGTTGCTGAAACTGTTCCGATGTCTTGGTCATAAACTCTTACTGTTTCCTGATAACCACCTGACAATTCGCCAGATGTTAATTCCATTTCAGCTCTCAAAACTGCTGAATATGAATTTAAAGTATCAACGATCCAAATTGAACTTCCTGCATTATCTCTAGCAGTCGGGTCAAATGAAACTTCAAATGATTCAATAATCTCATCTTCTCCATCGGACTGTTTTTCATAAATATCAATTATGTATGTATCCCAAAGAGTTGGGTTTGCAGCTTCGGTAATTCTAACCCCGATGTTGTTGTACCATTGTCCTCTTCCAATTGGATACAATACACAAACTGGATAATTTGGAGGCGTTGAAACTAGTGATGTTTGAATAGAAGCTTCATTATCCAAACTGTCTACAAAAGTAATTGCGATTGAAGCTGTTGTATCTGTAGCTCCAAAATTAGCATCCAGTCTCATATTTGCATATAAAGCATTATCCGGCATTACTCTGATCCAGTATAAAGCTCCAGATTCTCCTAGATAATTATATGCATTATATGGACCTTGACCGTAATTTTTTCCATAAGTCGAAATGTTTGGTTCGCCAAACTCTGAAATAAAGTCGGCTCGAGAACCAATAAATCTTAGTTTGTTGTCTTCTCCTTTCTCAGTTATTCCACACATAAAGCCGATTGTAGAAGGTACGGCTTGCACGAATGTAGAAAGGTCGATAATTTTGGTGTAAACACCTGGTGATACATTTTGAGGCATAATTAAATGTTCCTCCTATTAGATTTCTCTAGAATGAATTTCATCTCTACAATTTTAGCTTCCTTTCTATTAGACGTACAAAAACCACCTGAAAATTAATCGTCTGTCTGAAGTTTTAATAATTGATGGGTATGTTACCCGAGCAAACAAATGAAATGACCCTGCATACCCTCCTGCTGAAGACGCAGCTGTATATAACCCCGCCTCACTTAATTGGTAATTGTTGGCATCGTCCACTCCAACAGTCGCAGTTATCTTTATGACTAAATAATTATCATCGTTCATTGAATCTGGTTCAAATTCAGGATTACCATCAAACGGTATTTTGTAATTCCCCTCTTCTGGATAATCACCTCCAGCAACGTGATAATCTGCGGCAGATGAATCGGTTGCATTAATCATAACCAATGATGCCAACTCAGTATCTGTTAAAATAGGTGGTATCGGATCAAAGGGATCCGCAGGGAGAACACCCCCGTCGCCCAGACCAAACCATGTTATATACTCATCTTTAGTATTAACAGCAGGGAAAGCTAATGGATTATTAGTGTTAACTATCCTTTGAGCTAATTGTTCTCTCCCCTGATACAAAACTAGATTAGGTTTTGCGACAAGTCTCTTTTCACCATTTTTATCTTCTTCATAAATTTCAACAAACCCATGTGGTTTTCCACCACTTCCACTTTTCTTGTTCACGGAGTCACCTAAACACTCATCTCCATAATGATCTCTAATTTCAATCTCTGTAGTTTTAATCTTTTTATCTGTCATGGTTTAAGTCCTTTTCAAATAATTGACGATACACTTTATATTTTGTTCTTATAAGTCATTGGGTTTGGTACTATATATATTAATAACTAGAAGAGAATTCTTGGCATAGTCTATTCTAAATAAAAAGGGGAAATTATAATGAAAAGGATCCCAGACAAAAACAAACCGTTTAAATGCATTGACTGTAATTCGTTGTACTATGTTGATCCTGATAAAAAAGATAAATGTCAGGTGTGTGCATCAAAGAACATCACAGGTCTTACTGAGCGAGAAGCAGCGAAACTCTTTAAGATGGCGATGTGCAAGTAGTCGTAAAATAGAGGGGACTGGGGAGCAACGAGCTTTAAAGTATCGTTACTCGAGTAGCCAGTCCCCTCATTATAAATATAGACATGCCTACGTTTTTTTGTTCTAAATTTTACTCAAGGAATGTGCCACAGTTAGAACAATATTTTGCGGAAGAAGTTGACTTGATTCCGCATGTTGGGCATTCCATCTTTGTTTTAACAGTCACTGCCTCTTGTATGGGTTTATTGGTTTCACCAGTTAAACCCTTTAATTGAATGATCATAACTTGATGATCTTCCAGGGCACCAATCATTGAATAACCAAACGATTGATGAACCTCAGATCCTTTAACAGTAATGCCCTCATCTGCGTTAGGAACTGATTGAGTTTCAACACCCAATGAGTCCATAGTCACATTACTTTCAATATTAACATCTTGTCTTGTAAGGGTTCTTGCTTTTATATTAGATGATAAATCAGTTTCATTTTCAGATACTGGTGGTCCTGAACTAGCCATTGCAACAGGTGGACCATCTCCAGCAGATGAACCATATTGTTGACTATCACAAGTATTCCAATCAGGTGTGTTGTAATAAGTATAATTTATTGGAGATCCATAGTAATGATGAACCTCTTTAATAGTTTCTTTGATCCACGGTTCTGGTCTTGGTTTCTCAAATGCAAATTCAATTCTAATCAGTCCGTCGTCTGCTTTATCGCCTCTATGTTCAGCAATTTGTTTTGTTTTGTTAATGAACTTAAAACTATTGCGTGCAACATTTCCGCGAAGAAACCCCTGCAATTCAGTTGAGCTATTTGCATCAAGAATCAACGAATGGTTATCAAGCGCATCTTCCCCATCAATTGATACATTTACTGAAGCTCTTCGAGAATTGAGGTTTTTAAGATAGAGAGTGTATTCACTCCCAAATGGAAGGTAGACCGCCCCTCCTTTTACTCTTAGGATACGGCCATTTACTTTTACTTCTACAACGAATTTGTCTTGGTATGTCATTGTCTTATCTCCTTTTACAGGTCACAGACTAAGACCTCATAATGTGTTTAAAGTCTGTCGGATTTTATAGGAAATGCCTATATATGTATGTTCTATCTATATATATTAATTGCTAAGGGAATATGACTATTATTATTCGTTCACATAAATTTAAACATAAAGACATGGAGGTGTCGAAAATGGCTAACTTTTATAGAGGTATATGTGAAAGCTGCAAAATTCTGATAGACTCAACGTATTGTGAAAAAGTCACTGATGGGTACAAATGTGTTAACTGTGGCGAGTTACATTCCGTAAATCACGGTCAGGTATTCTTCGTTCATATGTCACACATCGATGGAAAACAGAGAGACACTGGCGGACGTATTACTCTCAAAAATGGAATCGTCCCTTTCATCAGACTCGCCGGAAGTCATGGATGGCATGTTGAGTATACACCCATTACCATACATGGTCATGAACCGGTCATAAAAATGAACATGGGTATGCAAAAACTTTCCACCCGCTAGGAGGTTAACTTTATGAATAACTCCAGAGGTTTCACTTTACTAGAAATCCTCGCAGTCTTAGCGATTACTGGGATTCTAGCTGCAGCCGGAGTCTACAAGTTTATGAAAGTAGATGACTCCGCATCCAGAGTAGTTCTCCGAGATGCAGTTACAAAGTTCAATAGTGCAGAAATGCATCATTGGACAAATGTGAAACTATCGGAGACATATGAAAATGATGAGAAATTATTTGAATTAGTGAAAGCTGATTTAATAAATTCTTATCAATGGCAATCAATATCTTCAACTGGAGGATCACTTAAAATTCGTGAACTAGTTTTTCAGTTGAAGAGAATCCCATCAACCAATAGGCAATACTCAATTTGGGAGGTATCAAATGGGTAAAAAAGTTTTATTGTATTGTGATCCTTGTGCAAGTGACAATGGCCTTGTAATACAAAATCACAAGCGTGTGAAGTCTACATGCCAACTCTGTCATAGATTCATTGGACCTTTAAATGAGGTCATCGAAGAGGACGTCGTTCCCAACGATATCCCCGCTGAATCAATTAAAGTTGGGTCTTTTGAAATTCAGCAGTTGCCCAACTTCATGAGAGGAATGCCCCCAAAAGATATATATCCCACCCTTCCTTATACTATTAAGTCGCAAGACTTAATAATATATTTCCCCAGCCTTGAAGATGATGAAGAAGGTCGCAAGACTTTAATAATTGCAAACCCTTATGCAACCAAGACACATGGCGAGCAATTCAGAATCATCCTTCCCGGAGCACGAAGGACAACTT